ATAACCGAGAGCATTATCAATCTCGTTTCGAATTGCGTTTTTTAACTGGTTTTTGTTCAATTTTCTTTTCCAATTCGTTTAACCGTTGCTCTAAATCTGCAACCTTTTTGCGTAAAGTCTCTACACTCTCACCTTGTTTAAATAGCATCATGTTTTAGATCACCCATTGATTATTTGCCTTTGGTAGCGCACCCCAGTTTTCATTACTCATTAAATCTACTGCGCCAGATAAATACCGAAACGCATCTGCTCCATGACTACTTGCATCATGTAGTGGAGCACCAGGCTCACCTGCCGCGTTCATCGTTCTTTTATAGCGTTTGAGATGATGGATTAAATCCTTTGCCTCATCCTTATCAAAGTACGTTCTCGGAAAGACCATCCTTGCCTTGATAATGCCTTGTTCTACATCGCCTCTACTTAAAACGAATACATCTCGACCCATCGAGCGCATCATCTCTTCCGTGCTTCTGCCGTGTTTAAAATCCCTATGAGAAGCATCGTGCGGTAGATAATCTGTACCGTAGTTATAATCTAGCGAATCTATTTCTTTAACGTAACTTTCAAGCGTTCTATGACTATCTTCAATATATTTAATGATGCGGATTTCGCTTGCTGCAACCTGACAGAAGATGATTGCCATTGCATCATTCCAACCCAAATCCCATACAGTATGGACTTTAAGGGTTGGATCATACGGGACCGTACGAATTCTTTTCTCTTCAATCGCTTCCGAAATTTCTGCATGGAAGATCGCACCTTCAACCGTTGGTCTACACTTTCCTTCCCAAATTGTTTCATAACTACCTGGATCTCTTTTCTTCCAATCAATTCTTTCCTTTTCTAACGTATCTGGAAAAAAAGGATTGTCGTTAAAATTAATCTGACACACCCAAGCGTTATCTGGTGCGTTGGTTATCCATCGGTCGTAAGTAATATCTGACTCTAATTCTGGGTTAAATGTTATCCAGATTTCCGACCACTCTTTTCGTATAGTTGGTATTAAAATATCCCAACTTCTTTTACTAATATTGACACTTTCCTCACACCAACAAATATCAACGCCTTCGTAAGATTTTATGTTTGCTACCCCTTGCTGGCGTATTCCAATAAAATTGATTTCTGAGCCATTTTTCCCTAATATTTTTTGCTCTTGCACATCGAACAAATGATCTAAGTTCATAAGACTGATCTGATCCTTTAACAATCGATGGACACTTTCTTGAATACTCTTTTGTGTCTCCCTTGCGCATAAAATCCTTATCGGTTTTTCTACTGCCTTCGTAATCAATACTCTAGCTACAGACCAACTCTTACCCGAGCCCCTTCCTCCATACAATACTTTGAATCTCTTAGGCTGGAAGATTGGTAGAATCTTCTTAGGTAGTTCTAATTTATACTCCACAAATCTTAATGCTCGATACAGTCTCTATTGGATTACCGTCTGTACCGCTCATCTCCACACTATTTAATCTTGGATGGATATACGGGGCAGCATCTTTAGCCGCTCTCATAGCGCGTTCATAATCTCCTGTGTCCATTGCTTCTCTCATAATCTGTAACAGTACTTCTAAAGGCGTTACACCTTCCTGAATGGCTTTATCTGCAATATCTTTGGTTCTCTTATTGGCTGAGCCTTTTTTTCTACCTGAGCCTTTTCTGGCTCCTCCATGACTAGATTTTTTTTGATAGTTTTCAAGTTTAGGCATCTTTATATCCTAATCTGTCCTAACGAAATTTCATCCTCATCATCTAATAATTTATATCCTAGTAATCCTGCCAATCCTGCACCACCTAAATCAAACAATTGATTTGTAAATGTATTTCTTTGATCTAATCGATCTTGATTTGTTTTATATGGTGATTTCTTAGCAAACCGATCATAGTCTCGCACCTTTAATCCTTTACTTTCTAATAAAGAAATAATTTCTGGTGCTGTCCCTCTAGGAACCACTGCCCCTGCAAACTCTGATAAATCTACCGTCCTTTGTGGTTTAGCCTCAAAATAATTTACAGGAGATACTCTTAAACCCTCCGCAAAATCCTGCATCTCAGCAAGTAACGAATCGTCTAAATATTTTTCAAACTGCGAACCTTTAAAAGCTTTTTCAAAATCTTTCTTTTTGCCACCTTTGTCTATTGCTTCAACTAAAAACGAATTTACGTTTGAAGAAAGATTAGGCAACATATACTTTACATTTTCCGCATCTGCTCCCGTTTTTTCGTAAAGCTTTTGAACAATTTCTTCTCGTTTTATTTCATTGTTTGTAAGTTGTTTGTTGTCATACATTTCTTTTAACAACAAATCTTTATTTGCTCTTATGTCATCTAAACTTGTTAATTTTTCTGTAAGTCCTGCTCTCATTCTACCGATGCCACTTGTTCCTAAACCTTCTTCTGCTCCAATCGTAGGCATATTTTTCATTACTTTTGTAATGTTTTCTGCGGTATATTCTGCAACCTTTTGTCTATTTCTTTCTAATCTCTCAAACTGCCTATCTATTGCTTCCATTAAATTTGGGTCATTCGTTTTGTTATATATTTCCGATAATCTTGCAGACTCTTTCGCATATTTTGGGTTTTCATATTCAAAATACTTCTTCCCCTGAAAATATTTGTCCATTTGTTTTTCAGACCATTTATCAAACTCGCTTTGTCCTTTAAACCCTCGGAACAAACTATCGTTTTCCTCTGTTAACAAATAATTCATTTGGAGACTGTCGTAATCTTTTAAATCTGGAATCTTAATTCCTTGATCTTGTAAGAATTTAATTTTTGCCTCTGGCGAATTACTAAACCATTCTTTTACGTCATCAAATTGATTTCCAGTTGCTTTTTTCTTTGTTTGTAATTTTTGTAACTTCGTATCTATTCCTGTGCTTCTTGGGTCTTTTCTTGTTACTTGAAACGCCTCCCTAAAATCTTCTAAAAACATTTCATCTGCTTTTTTTGTAGCTAACGTAAATGGCTTTGGCTCTCTTGCAGAATATATATCTGAAGAATAAACAACGTTTCCCTTTTGTTTCGGATCAAAATTTTCTGGTTTTCCAATTAAAGAGATATCTCCAAATCCTTCAAAAGGCGCGTCCTTTTGTACTACCGCTATGCTAGGAACAGGCATACCCCCTAATAAATCGTATTTTTGCAATGCTTCTGGACTTACGTTTTTTACAAACATTAAATCTTTTGGCTCTGGTGCATCTGTTCCATGAAAAAGACCCTTTGGAACCTTTACTGAGCCTACAGGACTTAAATCCGCACCTCTTAATCTTGCGGCATCTGCTGACAATCCTGCTAACAATCCACCAGTTGCTAAAATCCCTGCTTTTGTTGCTGCGGCAGGACTAATTGCAGAAGATAACAACTCTGTAGTCTGGTTCAATAATCCTTGTTCTGGCTTTGGAAGAAGTCCTTTTTGTGTAAGATAATCCGTAGATAAAAACACATCTTCTGGTTTTATCATCCCACTCATTGTAAAAGGTAGAGCCGCTAAATCTACAAATCCTGTAGCCGCCTGCGGTACTCCTCTTGCAATGCTATAGCCTAATCGTTTTAAATAATCTTCCATCTACTACAAACCTCTTAATGCTTTCCAATTAAGATGCCCACAGTATTTTGCGTTCATATTCATTCGTGCTTCTGCAAACCTTTGTTTGGCTTCTTCATCACTAATATCTACTGTGGCACGGTTTCCAAACCGCATCTCAGTACGATCATTTTTAATATTTTCTAAGGTTTCCCAATCTTGGTTATCCATCAACAATCCCATTTTTTTAACGCTAATGCTTTTCTTGTTGGTCGACCCTTTTTATCCTTCATCGGGCCTGAAACTTTCGACATTCTGGCACAGAAGGATTTACGCCTAGCCGCTGCCTTTGGACTTTTCTTAGCTTGCTTTGCAGATACAGGAGGTTTTAAGTTTGAACCTGTGGCTTTATTAATTGCGCGCCTTCCAGCACGGTTTAATCCTCCCTTTGGATTTTGATGTTTTTTCAAAACCATTATCGAAACCTTTTTACCTTTGCCGCAATCTTTTTAGGCTGCTTTACAAACTGTTTACCTTTTTTGTTTCCCTCGGCCTTGGCTCTGTTCGTAGCGGCTTTCTCAGAAGCAGACAAACTTTTCCATGCGGCTTTCGGAAGGTATCTTTTTTTTCCCTTACTAGGCTTACCATCAGAGGTTGTCCAATCTTGCTTTGTCCATGTTTTTAACAATTTCTGAGCCTTTTTAAGTGCCATCTCTCAATCCGTAACTAAACTTTTTTAACCGAGCCTCACTTAAAGGAAAAGATGGGTACCATGCAACTTGATATTTTTTATTAAACGTTTTTTGTTTTTCTTTTGCTGTTAACGGTTTTGATGGCGTAACTACGATAGATGGATCTGGAACTTTAGTAAATTTTTGTGCTAATCGATACGCTGCTCTGTTACTTATTTTCATTTATACCCACCACCCTTCGCTTTGTATTCACGCGCTAACATTTGCGCCTTCCGACCACTCCATTGACCAGGTTTACCGCCCTTTGAGCCTGCCTTTATCTTGTTAAACAAACGCTTTCTCATTGTCGGCTTTGTGTAATTATTGGAAGAATTAACCGTACTTTTAGCCACGTTTAGGAGCTTTCATTTTTGTTGCCTTCTTTGGGCCATATAAAAGTTTTTTATCCAAAGCAACTGTATTCGTTCCTTTTGGTTTTGGCTTTTTTAAAATAAATTCTCTTACGTTTTCCACTTCACTTTTTTTCAGCATTTTTATCTTCCGCATACAAATTGTTAAACACATACGATGGGTCTTGATAACTAGAATCTTCTTCTGCGCAATGTGTATATTCACTTGGGCAAAAGTCTGGCGCACCCTTACCAGTTTCCCAAAGAGCAGGACTTGTAACCCTTACCCGATTATTTGGAAGAGCAATAATATTGCCAAACCACTTACCAGGCTGAGTCACATACATCAAGTGAGAC